CCTAAGCGGCTTTCATCAGTAAGACCGAAAAACATTTCGGCATGGAATTTAATGTTTTTATTAGTGGTATTTGAGAATTGGAATACCAAATTACCAAAATCAGAAATAGCCAGCTTCGGGAAACTTGTAGATCCTGAAAAGTTATAAAACTTATCTGGCCCTCCTAAAAATTTGAAAAAACTGGTGTCGGGTACAACAAATTCGTATGTAATAGTTTTTGTGTCGGTGTGTCTTGACACAATTGACAAGGGTAAAGGAGGATCTCCAATTATAGATGCTACCATAGGAGATACAAATGAGTGGAGGTTAGGCAAAGCTGAAGTAACAGTGCGAGTTGTTGAAACAATGCCTAAATCTTGTGGAAGATAATACACTCTGCACACCAGATCCTGAATGGTATCTGACGACTCCTCATCTGGATTGATTGTACACATCAACCTAACCTTATACCCTAACGTCTTACCATAATACATACGTGAAAGCGACTCTATAGGTGTATAAGCCCATGTTGTAGGATCTTCTCCGACAATTCCTGACAAATTCAGGGTATAATTAACATTGGTTTTCCTATCTACCGAAATTTCTTCAGATAACCCTTTATACATTCTACGAATTAGGGGCCGAATATCCAATGTCGGCATAAGTCTGGACATGTCCAGCAATGCTTCATCTTTCCCATCTCTTGTCACCAGATTATTTTGCTCTTGAGGTTCATTCATGACCTCTATAGGGCCTGATTGGGGATTCCAAGAATGCTGGAGGTATGGCAATCTTTTGATAGCTTTAACACGTCCTGCTGTATCGTACAAGAATAAATTTTTCTTTTTCGCTTCATCATAGTCGGGTATCCTCTTTCGGAAATATTCTTTGAGACGCAAATTTTCACGTAGAAATTTAGCCATTGGCGTTGTCTCTAGATTATCTATCTGTACATTAGTGGGTATAGATGCATAACGCTGTGTAGGTTTACTCTTATTATACGCATCCACTGAAGCTATCACGAAATCATTGGTTGATGGTTCGTAGAACCGGTATTTTTCATCCAAATAGGCATATGAAACATCTTGCAACATTGATTGTGGTTTAGATGCTGGAACTGGGCCAAACAAGTCAAATGAGTCGTGATAAGTCGAAGACTTGACGTAGCCATAGAAAGTGAGATCGGTGTCACCTCTCAAATATAAATTAAAATTAATTTCAGTAGGAGATGATTCGGAATTAGCCAAAGGTTGGGCCACGTATATATAGTACAATCCATGAAGCATTGCTTCAACATCCATGTTGGTAGCACATGGAGTTAGCTTGTTCCTAGCAAGATAAGGCATGTCGACTTCCTGCGTTTGGCCCCCTGCCGTAAACTCCAGTAGATGAGAAGGAGCATTGGATATGCTATTATAAACCGGATAATTTGAAAGGGACTCTACAGAAGGGTTGTACATTTTGATGACCTTAAGTTTGACTTGCTGTTTATTGTTCATCACGGATTGAATTTCCAATTTTAACCCTCCTCGCCATGCTCTATGATATGTATGTAACAATTCTATATTATTAGCGATAGTTACGGATGAATCAGATGTATTAACTTGCACTCCTCCCTGAAATGGGGATATGGGACGCACCCAAAGGAGTTTACCTACTGTATCTGAAGTCCTAACAGTAATGGTGCCTATGTACTGTTTTTTTGCCTGTTATGTGACTTATGGCCATTTCATCCACAGCCGTACCAAATATAGGTTGATCCACAACACGGTCGAATCTTGCGTATGGATCTAATTTTTCAAAGTATTGTTGCGCATCAGTCAAATTCAAATAATTGACAGGGGTCGTCACCACTCTGTTTGTATTTATTGGAATATTGGGATTATGCAATCCCGTATATTCACGAACCAATGTTCTTCCCCCATCAATTGCATCATTAGCAATGCGCTTAAGTCCACCTGCCACATTATCGAATAATCCCGATATGAAACCTCCAATTCCTGATTGTGGTTGAAAAATATCATTTATAAAATTCGCGCTCTCGCTTGCTCCAACCGGGTCATCAGCTGCTACTGACACCACCAAGCGTACTACAACTCCAGCCAACGTTGCTATACTTATTATGGTTGGTGCAATGGCCATAAACGCCTTGCGTTTACGGTGTTTTTTCTTGGGTGGGATATCAGACGCAGACATGGGTTGAGAATCCTGTATATCCACGTTTATTGCGTTAATAGCACTAGTAAGTTCTTGAAGTGCTTGATCCAGTGTTACAGACGGGGGTTTTTGCAATACTGGCGAATTTCTACCACCCGACTGGGCAGTCCATGATACATATCTGGGTGTTGGTACGGCCAATTCAAACGTCTTGAAACACGCCTCTATGACAATCTTAAGTTCTGTTGAAGCACCTGTACTAGGTTTCAAAGGGTTCAGAACATAGAATACGAGTGTAGCATAATTTCCATTAGCCATAAGAAGGTCTACAGTTGTGACGTAAGACCCTTGCTCCATGTCTGTGGTAGTCAAATCCGAATTACAATAAAAGGGAACCTCTAATGCCACCGAAGTAGCTTCGTTAGCAAATAGAAAAGCATGAGGCCCACTTAAAATAGTATTTATGAGCTTCTTATTCGGTGTAGTAGGGTATTTTGGAAAGGGTGGCAAAACTCCTACCAATACACATCCAGCGTGGGATATAGTACCTGCCAAAGATACGTTAAGCATTAATTCAGGCCTTCCTAGGGCTGCAATCTTAAATAGATTGGTGAGAGAAGCATTAGCCCTGACAGCATCGCCAGGTAAAAATTTGATATCGGTATTCAGCAAAGAATGCATGGCTGCCGTAGATGGGAAAGTAACCTCTCCTACAAAGAATGGTCTAGAAATAAACGGTTTGGCGTCAACTCTATAAGGTTCCGGGATATCCGTTTGGGTATACAATTGATTAGCAATAGCTGGAACTTCCTGGATTTGGCGTGTCGTTATTGAAGCAACAGTCGTTTTAAGCGTTTGATCTTGAATGCTGAAGTCTTCCTCAGCCTTCTTTTTAAATGTTGTATCTATATTTGTTAATTGAGCGGTGATATATAATATTGTGACCGAAGTTCACCAATTCGATCTAGAATTGCATTATCATATACTATGTTTGCCCTCTAGCGATTTTCCGCAATCCTAGAAAATCTTATAACTGAATAGGCAATCAAAGGGTTATAGGTTACCATCCTGACCAGCAAGGTTTTATTATACAGGTTGACTCCTGTAATGGTCTATAATTTGATTTATAGCCAAGATATGTCCTTGCCGGACATATTGCACACCTGGGTATAAGCGTCCGGTGTAGATAATATACTTATTACTTGTTTTTCATCAAAAAATGGTTCAAAAGGCATTGATTTCTTAAAAATATTAGTCAAACGATTAAAAAGAACTGGTGAATGCAAATAAGATTCTATTTGCATAGCACGACATTTTCCACCTACAGACTCCTCAAAATCCTTAGTTTTATCCATCCATTGCACTGTATTTACAATGGTATCTAAAGACAAACACCCTACATAACCTTTAAGTCTAGGGTGCTGCCTAAAATGTCGTTTTAAGAAAGTCAATTTATCCAATGATTGCGATTTAGAAACGATAGGTGTTTTATCACCATTCGTACAATCCATACCTAAGGATCTAGCCACCTCTTCTATTGTTAATAAATTAAATATTTTTGCCATATCTCCAGACGCACCTATTACTTTATCGTCTCCCATCACATAATCAACCACTGAATAAAAGTCGTCAACCGTTGCATCAGATTTATTTCTATATATAGTTAGGGCCGTCAAAGATTTATTCAATAAGCAGTTGATTAATAAGGTCAACCACGTACCAGACGGTACTCCGTGAGTTGTAGACCATAATTCATCCGCCACTAAAACAAAAGATTTCATAGTTGTCACACATAACCATTCTATCACGTCAGCGTTAGGTCCTGTATAAAACTCCGCAAACACTTCAAAAATAAGTTCCATCAACAAAGCCAAAACAGATCCATCCCATTTTCCAAAATCGGCGTCTCCTGTACACGACTGCTGTTTTAATTTTCGTACTAGCTCATCAACATCTACATATGGATTAAATCCCACGCATACTCCTGTAGTATGCCTATTATCAGCAAAGTGCTTTAAAAGCTTTCCGAATATCTTCTTCGCCCACCAAATATGTCCTAAGGGCATTACACGAAATGTTCGTGGTGTATCCACTTTAGAACTCTTTCTAAGTTCATCCTTAAATGTCTCTCTCGACAGAAAATAATTATAA